TAAACCTTAACATAGGTTTACCATCAGATTTAATCTTTGTATAAGATTTCTTCTTGGTTTTATTCTTTGTTTTTGTTTTTGTATAAGATTTATAAGCTTTATAAGCTTCATAACCTAATTCTGCTGCTCCAACAGCTGCTGCAACATAGGGGCTTGAACGAGAAGCAGACCTAACGGCAGAGCGAGACACAGCAGAACTAATAGAACGTGCTGCACGCGGCGTCCTAGTAAGTGTACGTCCCCTCGATCTAGGGAGACTCCGAGGTGTGTAGGGTCTTCGGGCATAAGAAGGCATAATATATAAATACAAATATAATTTTATAAAAAAAAAATAATTAATTCTTGTTACATAGTTATTTAAGTTTTAAAAAAAAGTAATGTACTAAATATAATTTTTGTTACATAGTATAAAAATGTCAAAATTACTTTTTAACGAAAACCAAGATGAGAAATTACTCAAAAAACCTGCAAGGCATTGGGCCGCAACTTTTTGGAAAAAACCTGACTTCAAACCAGATGAAGTAAGATATATGATTTTAGGAGAAGAAATTTGTCCTAAAACAGGTAAAATTCATTGGCAAGGATACCTAGAATTCTACAAACCCATCAGAATGACAGGAGTAAAAAATTGTTTTAATGATAAGACAATTCACTTAGGAATTAGATTTAAATCAAGAGAAAATGCTCGTGATTATTGTAAAAAAGATAACAAATTCGAAGAATCTGGTTATTGGATATCTGGACAAGGACATAGAAGTGATCTTTTCGATGTCGTTGAGGACTTAAAAAACGGAAAAAAAATATCAGATATTATTGAAGAAAATCCTCAAATTTATTGCCAATATAGAAATGGATTAAAAGATATCGCTGCCCATTACAGCCAAAAAAGAGTTCCCAAAACTAGACCAGTAGAAGTAATTCTATTAACTGGCCCTACTCGTTGTGGTAAAACAAGAATGGCTATGGCAGAAAAACCATTTAAAATGGAAGGATATAAATTAAAATGGTGGGATGGTTACGATGAAGAAAAATGTATTCTTATCGATGACTATAACAATGATGTTAACATTAATGTGATGTTAAATCTATTAGACATATACCCTTTAAAATTAGAAACCAAAGGATCGCATACTCATGCTCATTGGAATAAAGTTTATATAACAACTAATTTAAAACTATACGAAATACATCCTAACGCAAAACCTGAACATAGAAAAGCATTTTTTGCTAGATGCTCTAAAATCATTAACTTTTGGGACGAAGACAAAATGATCTTAGACTAAAAATTGTGATATCGTAATCCCGGCATCAAAATTTTAAAAAACAAAAAGGGGGGAAATTTTTTGAAAAAAATTTTAGATATACACTTTAATGTATAAATACTTTTTGTAACGATGAGGTCATAGGTAATACTAGAATCTATGACCTCATCGATGGTTCATCGACGGTTCACTTTAAAATTTGCAGATGGAGGACCGTCGACAAGCGACTCCATCTGCAATTTTAAAGTGAACCATCGATGCCAAACATATATTGTGTATTTAACCTACTCTGATTAATGTTTCAAAAAAAAATTATTATCAAATTGGTCCCCTCAATCTAGGGATACCAACAACTTTCAATAAGAACGATAAATTAAGTAGGTTGATCAGTAGAATACGACATAACATTCGATGTATCATTAACAATAGGATTAGAAGCAACATGTTTATTATAAATAAGAGCACATTTATAAGTTTGAGTAACTTGATAAGCCAAACTAATTGGAGATCCAGACGAACGCATGGAATCTAACAACTTTTCTAATCCAACACCTTGAATAAAACCAAAATCCACTCTTGCAGATTTAGTTGTATTAACATCAGAATTACCTAAAATATGTTGGAATTTCAACATAAAGGAAGCAGTAGAAAGACTAGTATTAAAAGTCCATTTATCAGATATAATTGTTCCAGGTTGAATCAATAATTTCTTATCAGATTTAAAACCTAATATATACCCTGGTGGAGGTTTCTTCAACATACTAGAAGCATTTGCACTAGATTCGAACTGAATAACACCAGTCATAGAATCAGCATTAAGCTTTTTAGCAAACGTAGTACCAGCATTTCCAGGAGCTTCAGTTCCAGTACGAACATCAACATCTAAATAATTACGCCAAGACTTACACCTTGAATATTGACGTCCTATTAAAGGGACATTCTCAATATCTAACGCATTATCACGTTCAGAAGAATCTTCACCAGCCTTAGAAATCTCAGCTAAAGTACGATTTTGTACCATAATAGAAGATTTAATATTAAAACTAAATCTAACTTGTTTCATATGAATTTTAGCTAAAACATCATAATAAGTTCCTGTATTTCCAACATTAGCAGCTTGTCCTAACATAACAATACTTAAAATTTCCTTAGGCTCTGATCCAGTACCTTGACCAGTCTGCCAGAAAACATACAAATCTTTAGATAAAGTTTCATAAGATATATTAGGTAAAGGCTCAAAAGCCAACATTCCTACAACAGGATCAGCAGAAGTAGATGGTTTATTAACATACCTAATATCAATACGTAAGTGTTTAGTAGCAGACGTATTTCCAATATCAATATTATCAGACCAATTCTTTATATCATCACGACGTTGCCTAAACAACTCTTTAACTATAGCTCTCCAAAATGATTGAACAACTTCATCAGTCGCTATACCATGACACAAATAAACAGCATTAGTAGCTGTAGCTAAAACAGATCCTCCAAACTCATTAATTTTAACGGATCCATGAAGATTATAATATTTATTATAATTCTTAGGATATAACTTACTCGTCTTACCAGCATAAGTAGCAGTAGTATTAAACCTTAACATAGGTTTACCATCAGATTTAATCTTTGTATAAGATTTCTTCTTGGTTTTATTCTTTGTTTTTGTTTTTGTATAAGATTTATAAGCTTTATAAGCTTCATAACCTAATTC